AAACCTTTTGGAATTACTATTCTTTTGTATTGTTTATTCATCGCCATCAAGGTTCTTTAAAAAGTCCCTCAACTTTGTTTGATCTGTATTATCTGTATCGGCTTTGTGCAACGATTGTCCTTTTGTAGGATTAGGAACTTTTTCTTGTGATTCAGATGAATCTGTTGCATTATCATCTATAACTGTTGAAGTTTTTTTCAATGAGTTGTATATGGTACTATTGCCACTGCTACCATAATTTTGTCCTGAATCATCTTCTGCTAGATCTCTTATTCTTAAACTATCTAAATCAAATTCTAAATCTATTTTCTGACCAACACCGCTAGATGATCTAGTTTTCATTAATTGTATTTGATATCTACCACGTTCTCTCATTGCTCTACTTGTAAAGATACCAAACACATTATCAGCAGTTTGTATTTTACTTAAACCTCCTGATATATGACTGTGGTCAAATTCAATTTCTTCAACTGCACCTCTGTTCAACTGTGATGCTGTGACAAAGATAACATTTAATTCCATTGACAAGTTTCTTAATTCTTCAGATACAAATTTATCTTTAACAAACAAATCACTTGGAGAAACTTTTCTACTGATTGGCATCATAAGATCCAAATAGTCAACCAGTATAACATCTAGTTTACTGCCAGTTTTAATTTCATATTCTTTGAGATAACTTCTTAAATCGTTTGCGTTTTTACCACTTGCCATGTATTTGATTTGAAACTTACCTGCTTTTTTGCCAAGCAGTTTAACTTTCATTTCTACACCATCTAAATCTTTAAATATTTCTCTAGCAGGCACATCAGTGAGCATAGAATCTAGTCTCATACTTACTAGTGCTTCACTTAATTCAAATGATACATATGCAACATTTAAACCATTCAGCACCCAATTACAACCTAAGTTTGCAAGGAACAAAGACTTACCTGCACCAGATCCACCAGCAAATATATTCAATTCACCTTTGTTGAATCCACCAAACAATTTTTTATCTAGTGTTGTCCAGCCTGTGCTAACCTGACCGTTTTGATCTTTCAATCCCATTAGTCTTGCTTTAGGATCATCAAAATAATCTGTTCCTATATCTTTGTGTAATCCTATTTGTACTGCCTTCTTGACCAATTCTTCAACTGGACCATATTCACCGTTTTCTAACATATCAGCACTTTTTAATATTGCTCTTTCCAAACTTTTGTGTCTAACAAATGTTTCAAAGTCATCTAATAACCAATTGAAATGTTCTTCAGTTAAATTATCTGCCGCCTTCAATTCCATATTACACGACTTGTTCACAATGTCATATGTTGGCAATGAATTATATTGAACAACATACTTGTTCACAAAGTCTGCTGTTTCTTGAAGTTTTCTATCAAACAGTGTGTAATCAAATATGGACTGACAACGCACAAATGTTTCTGCGTCACTTAACATCATTTCAAGATACAGTTTTTGTATCTCGTATCCGTAATCTTTATTTTGTTTAACCATTGTCCTTATTATACCACATTTCTCCGTGAAAGTCAATGTGCTTTTGATATTTGGCACACACGGCACCTATACACGATCCAGGATCACCAGGATTTGTTGGCACCCATATATCATCCCAAACTGCATTTAATTTACTCACAGCAGTTTTATTCAATGCACACCCGCCTACCAAAACTATGTTTGATGTTTTGATATTCATCTGTATCCACGAACTTGCACACATCAACACTTGTTCAAAAATGTGCTGTGTAGTTGCGGCTATATCTGCCATGTCTTCTTCTGTGTTCAATTCTGGTCTCCACCAATTACAACCTCTGTGTAGATTTATTCTTGTTTTGAAAGGCATTCTAGTGTCGATAATTTCTTCCATCATCATTCTATGATACTTTCTCCAATTACCTTTTTTCGCCAATTGTTCTAATTTGTATTCTTCTGCGTTTGCTTTGAATCCACATCTTTGTGTCATTGCTGAATAAAATAATCCAATGCTGTGAGGATATCTTTGAGTGTATTTCTTTTCTAACTTGGTACCTCTGCCATGCCAAATAGTAAATGTTTCAAACTCACCAATCGAATCTAAAACAACAACTGCCGCATTTTTAAATCCCGATGTGTAATATCCATATGCCGCATGGCTATGATGATGATCAATATATTCTATAGGAACATTGTGTACACCAGATTTTGCTAAAAACTTTTTAATATTATTTTCTTTCCATTTCCAACCTTGTCCTGCAATCAGTTGTCTCATAGTTTTCTTCAAAGGCTTTTCATAAAAATAAATCTTTGCAGGGTAGGCCCATTTAGGATTTGCTCTTACTTCTGCCATTAGTTTCGGACACAGGGTAGGATCACCAGGCACACCACTGAAGTCTTTGCTCATGCCTGCCCATTTTAATCTTAGAGCATAGTGATCCGTTAATCCTTGTACCTTCCATTCCATCACTGCCAAACTGGCATCGTGATTGTTTCCTGTTATACCCCAAACTATCATCTTTCAATTACCCAAGCTCTATGATAAAAATCGTCTATATTTTTTTGAATCAACGACTTTGCTAGTTCGTTGGCTTCTTTTTTATTCATAGGACCGTATTCCTTTCTCGTTGTTTTATCCAAAGTTTTCATATTATTTGGATTTGTGTGAATTCCTTCTATTACAAAATACATTCTATTTGTAAATAAAAGGGTCTCTTTTTTGTAATTCTCTAATCTTCTTCTTGTATTTGATGTATGTTACAAGTTTTGTGATAGGGAAAAACAAAATTGAAATCGCTTTTTTTATAAAATTTTTTATGCGAACCATTTTTTCATCCTCAGTTTAGTTTTTAATTGTGAATCTTCAGCATTTTTAATTATTGTGTACAATGTATGAAGTCTACCATATTTACATACAGCATCATTGACATCCTTGATTTCTTGATCCCAATCCGGCATACTGACACTCCATCCTGTTTCAAGACTGTCCCAAACTAGTTTTTGTCCTGCTTCGTCTCTGTCGGGAACCACAATCACATGTTTTCCTAGACTATTCACCAGTGTCGATTGTTGTTCTTTGATCTCACTGCCTAATAGAGCAACGCCATCAACAGCAAGTGCATCAATGGGACCTTCCATTGCTACGATATATTTTCTGTCATCATCTTGAGCATCTGTGTTGAACACATATCCTGGTTGTTGTTCTGATAGATATTTTACTTTACTCTCCACAACCTTTCTTGCTGTGTATCCAACAATTTTTGCTTGATGCATAAAAGGTATAATCAATCTATCTCTGAATCCTGCTTCAGGACTCCAATAAAAATCATAATCATCCAGTGTCAATTTTCTTTTAACAATATATTCCATCACAGAAAATAAATCTTTATCAACACCGCCCGGTTCTAAATCTTTGTATGTTGCCCATTCATGTATTGGTTTTGCTTTAGGCGGCAGTTCCTTAATCGTAAATTTTGGCAATGTGACAATCGATTTAAATCCAGTGTCATCGGTCTTTTGTTGTAAAACCTGAAGTGCCAATTTTGTGATTACGTCATCAGGCATGTTCAACCATCTCATAAATTTTTTCATTTTATATGATAAATTTCTTCCGATACGCCAACTTGTTTTAAACCCACAGTTGAAACAATGGAAACTTACACTCTCGTCTGCTTTGGCAATCAATCCTCCTCGTTGTCTTGTATCAGGAGTTGTGCCGTTGTGTTGACAACACGGTGCGTTGAAAGCCACCCAACCACTAGGGGTCTGTTTTCTTTTAGAAGGAAGATAAGTTTGTAAAACGTCAAGCACAATATTCATGCTTTTATTATAAATTAAAAAGTGATAAAAGTCAATTAATTTCGAATTAATATTTTGGTAACGCTACCAGAAGTGAGTGTATGCTTGAATCTCAAATAACTGTATACTCCATTGAAGTTTACATATTCTAAACTGTCTGAAAGTGTTGACGTGAAGGTGTTAATATCTGACCAAAATGTATCTCCATCAACTTGATTGGCAAGAGTTCCTTGCACAACGATATCACCAACTGCTTCATCAAGATAATATGCCACAGTGTGCAGTGCCGAATTGCCATTGATTGTTGGTTCTGCTGTGATTGTTTCTGAAACAAACACCCCTGAACTTGGGTTGTCTTCAGTAAATGTTGTCACTGAATACGAATCTATTGGACCTGGAAATTCTTCTGTGCTCACAAACACTGTGCCTTTATTTGAAAAATTAGTACCACTATGCAATATAGTTTTTGATGCATCTGAATTTTTTTGTAGATACACAATGTAATGCATGTATTGGGATTTTAAGTTTAATAAATCATTTTCAGATATCGTAATTGTAAAGTGTCCCACTTTGCTTGGTGTAGATGTCTCGATCACTGTTCCATCTTTTGATACTACTAATCTGTTGTTTTCGTCATACATTTGAAACTTAGGTGTGTATGTATCCAGTATAGACACGGGTTTCTGATCTGCATTAAGCACATTGAATTGAACTAGGTTGTCTATTCCTTTGGTGATGTTTAAATTTCTCTGATACACTGATCTATACTCCGTTATTTCTCCTGCCAGGTTTGCGGTAAGAGTCACACTGTTATTTAATAAATATTTTGGCACAAGTTGCATAATCTTATGTATTTATTGATATTAAAATGCTGTTAAACGACATAGAAAAGAACTTTCCGTT